GCCCCTAAAAGATTTAAAGCCTCATTACAAATGTCAACTTTTGATGGCATAAGAGTTCCTTGTTAAATTTTGAATGTAACCGAGCCCCCGGAGGCTCGACTACAAACAGAATCAATTAACCTTTGCAGTACTGAAGATGTACATCAAAGGTGTCAGCGGCGACAGATGTTCCCGCCCCTAATGCTATCGTCAAAACCATTTCACCCGTTGTGACATAACCAGCATCATGTGTGCCAGATTCGTCAAAGTCGGTGGTGGTTCGCGCTGAAGCAGCCGCGATTGCAGAACAAAATGCATCCGCATCGAGAGCTACGGCTGAACCATCAGATTGACTGGTATGAGCGGCATAACCAACGTTAACGGTTGCAGATGCTTCGAGATCGGAAATAATGATTCTAGATTGAGGCAAAATGCGAACACCCGCCGGAATCTTCATCAATTCAACCGAATCGGACGTTGATAAAGCTTGTCCGGTAAATTGTGCGTATTCATACACCACGCCGTTAGATGTATGCGGAGCATTCTTGTCCGGACCATCACGGTGGATGGTGTACTCAGTACTGTAAAAAGTAGCCATTAGTACACCTCCTTAAGTGCAAGCAATTTCAACAACGTGATTATCCTGGACACGCACACAACCTAGTGACATCTGGGCGTAACACTGTACGGAATAATTCTTATCTGGACGTTCCGAGATTTTAGTCTCGATGTTTTGTCCGATAGAAAGTCCCATTCCAGATTTAGCCCAAGCCATCACTTGCTGGTTACCGTCCGAATCGTTGCCGAGTCGCTCAGTGTGAATAATATTGAAACCCATGAATTTTGAAATCGTGCCATCGACCAGAGGTTTCTGATCGTTGTAGTCAATCGAAATTACAGGAGTTCCAGATTCAGCAAACAAATCCTCAATCTTATCTCCGCTAATGGCGAGATATAATTCTTCATCAGGATCGATGTCTGCTTCTCTTAAAATTTTACGCGCATTGCGTAGTTTACTCAGTGACATTCCAGATGATCCATGTACAATTTTTTGCGCTGCCGGAAGGGCAACATTTGATGCGGCATCCGCCGAGGAAACCGATTGTGCATTTCCCGTCATTGCAGCAAGTACTAGATCATCTATTGTTCTACCCATTGCCCATACACCAGCCATCATGTATTCAGAGCCAGGATCAGATAACATCTTGATCTGATCAGCTTTGTCTACAAGGTCCGCCCAGTTGTAATCTTCCATTACAACTTTTCTGCGAGAATGTGGAGTGGAAATCAAAGGAGTATCTGAATGACGGCTTGTCATTTTTTGTGCGTTGGTACTACCCAAGCGGTCAAAATGATCAGCCTTCCCGACAACTCCCTCATTCACCCTCACAAAATTTCTCAAGCGAGAACCTTTTTGTTGAGCCAGGTGTATGAAATTTGAGCGGTACTTGTTTACGAAAGCCTTATTGACTTCAGTGCTCATTTCATTACCTCTGTATTGAGGAGTTAATAATTAAGAGAGGTGACCGACCATCGGGCTCTCGGATACTATAAAATTAGGTGGGCCCTTTTACGGGGTATCCGGGGTGTTGCTATGTAACTTTGGAGGGACCGTTTCCGGGTCCGCCGTCACTAAACTCGGGAACTCAATTTTTACCGGAATGCGCTTTGCTACCTCGCACAATCCATAAAAATCGGTTTCCTTCGCTGGTAAATCATAATGCAAACAATAATCATGTTTCCGACCTCGCAATCGTCCGAGGCGAAACGGGTTTTTAGTTCTTGAAGTAACAATTCTTTTCTTTCCAAATTTGTCGCAGTCACCGCAAAAGATATTTTGTTCCATCAGTAATTATTTTCATCAACTAATATGGTGCCGCTTGAACTTGTGCCTTTTCGGCGGGGTCTAGTTACATCTGTTTTCTTGTTGTCAGTAGGGGCAATCGCCGCATTCGCTTGGTATGGTTGGGCTTGGTATGGTTGGGCTTGCTGTGCAACCGGCTGGGCAATTGGTGTTCGGCCGGGGTTGAGGATTTCCCCACCCCATATTTTAGGATTAGCCCAAGTTTTTCTATACATATCCCAGTGCAACGGCTCCCCTTTTCCACTGAAAGGTGTCATCATGCTACCCATGTTGTTATTCCTCCGGATATGCCATGTCAAACAATCGATCACGATATGCAACCGCTTCGGCGTGCTTCGGATCGTCCTTGTTCCAGTAAGCCTTATACATTTTGTGCGCTGGCTTATTAAAATTTTCTATTTCTTTCTGCGCCGATGTGATGTCCAGAAAACTGGAATCGTGTTCGGCATCCAATGGCCGAGCTTCCTGGCTCTTTAATCCCATCTTATAAAAAGCCTTGATGAGTGCCGGATCGGAACCACGGGGGTCGGAAGTTAAAAGTTTCTCTAGATCCGGACCGCCAAACTCTTTCATAGCACGCTGGGCGATTGCAACATTCCGGTCGTAACCTTTCATGCCCCATTCTTTTTGTAGGGTCGCTTCGCCCTTGAAATAGGCTTCGTCCATGACAAGCTTTTGATCAATTTGTGAATCAAGCGCAAACTTGTTATAGAAATCTAAAATGGTTCCTAACTGTTTTTGCGATAGCCCCTGATCGTGCGCCAGTTGTTTAAATGCAGTTTCGGAATTTTCGTCATACGACATTCCTTCCGGCATGTCCGGGCGATCATACTCATATTTGTCTGCCGCTTCTGGCCGTCCCAGCTTTGTATAAAAATCGTTGCGTTCGTCATCGGTGGCATCCTCTCCTGGAATCTTTACAGAATTTCCCATCATCCTAGAAAGATGCACATGACCTTTTGCCAGGTCACCGACACTTTGATACTTACTTAATGTTTTTTCTTCGCGGTAATCTTCCGGAACATCATCCCGCCAACTAGGGGGAGCCTCAACCGTTTCGGCCGCTTCGCTTGAGGTGTCGGATTCAACCGGCTCTTGCGTTTCAGTAATCATTAATTATTCTCCTTTAGATTTAAGTTCTTGCCCCAGCTTCACCGTTTCGGCAATTAACAGGTAAACAAATCGGCATCCCTCCTGGAAGTAAGTCCCATGAGGATCGTTTGCCACCACGCTGGATTTATCTTGGTACATTTCTTTTAAGTCCTTTAAAACTTCTTGTCCCGCTTGCGTATCAAAACAATGTAAATAATTGATCGCTACTTTCTTTCGCGCCTTGTCATTCAGTTGGAGTTCCAACTCGTTCGGCTGTTTCATTTGCCTCCATCAATGATTTAAGTCCCGGACCCGCCATGCCTACACCCTCGGCGGCCGTCATCAAGTCGTTAGTCTGTTTTTGTTGTTCCATTTGCTGGGCCTTCATCATTCTTAGCTGCTCCAGATCCTCTTTTGATTTCAATGCAGAACCCGGAACTGATAACCGGTCACCAAGAATTCTTAACGCTTCTTCAAAATCTACCATGTCCAATACTTCAGGATTAAACTGGGCCGCCTGGCCAAGCATTCCAAACCATTGCGTAATAGCAGTCACATCTTGTAGTTTTTGAGCTTTGGCCAGGGAGCCCACAAATTCGACATCGATTTCGTTTAACCCGAACAGTTTTTCCGGAGGAGGCGGGAAAAGCCCGGTACGATAGCCGATGCCGAACGTGCGTAAAACGATAGGCATTAGGACTTCTGATTCAAAACGTGAAACCGTGGGCCCTAACATTCTCTGGAATTGTTCTCTAAGTTCGATTACTTCCTGGGCGGTCATGTTTGGTTTTTCAGGCATGACCAATTGGTCTGCCATGAACATGGACCGGATACCGCGTTTGAGTTCGTCACCTTTTAAATTGGTAAGATCAAAGCGGCCTTCAAAGGGCAAAAATTTGATGCGTTCGGGTTCGCGTGAATAATTGATCGCTCCCGGAATGAGTTTGAATGCGCCGACTATTCCCTGGTGAGGGGCAATCAATGGAGGATCGACCGCTTTCGCTAGAGCTCGGAGCTCCAACTCACGAATTTTATTCAATACCTTAATATCCGCCATAGCCACGTCCGCCGGAGAACGTCCCCACAATTCCCCAGATTCTTTTGCGAACCTGCCGATTGCGTACGGGAATTCGTTGTATCCGGACTCGGCAACTTTTTCTTTACCATGGACAAAAATATCTATCGCTGTCCATGCTTGCGTTTCCTTGCCTCGGCGTTTTTT